GCGCCCGTTCCCGACATCCCGCGCGGAGATTTCCGCAATGTATTGCTGCAACCCGTCTAATACAGGTTTATTGCGGGCCGGAACGGCACGGCAATCCTGACGCCGTAGGAGCGTTGCTTTAGCTGCGCCCGTCTCGGGCGGACCTGAAGGTCGGCCCCTGCATCTTTTCATCAGTCTTTCACCCCGATCAGCGCCGCCGCCTTGATATTGGAGAAGAGGGCCAGGCTGACGTACCACTTGATGCGCGTGCGCGAGGCGTCCTTGGTCTCCATCTCGCCGATCCTGACGACCTGCAGGCCGCTGCGGTCGGTCAGCCCGCACAGGCCGTCCTCGCCGAAGGAGAGCGCATAGATGGTGGAGCAGGTATCGCCGCTGAAGGCGGTCTCGACGCTGCCTGCCAGCGTATGCGTATCCTTGATGAAGTCATTGATGGCGATGGGTATGCCGTTATAGTACTGCACGAACTCGCCCAGCGCGCCTTTGCCCACTTCCAGGTTATTGCCGGCGGCGCGGGCCAGTGCCATGATCTTACGGCGGGAGCGCCTGCTCATCATGAGCAGGTCGGGCTTGCCGCCCTTGACCGCGTCGATGAGTTGGTCGATCATGGATAGCGTGAGCGTGGCGCCGGTGGCGCCGGCTGCGATGAGCTGATCGGAGGCCGAGCCGGTATTGATCAGTTTGACCAGTCCGTCGAACTGATTGGGACTTGTTGCGTTGTTGCCGTAGATGATCTTGTCCTCCAGCTCGTGCCGTACTGCCTTGGCGGTCAGCTCGATGATGGCGGACTCCACATCCTGTATATTGGAGCGGGTCTGGCGTATGTAGTTATCCACGTCGGCGTTCTGACCCAGTATGGCCAGCGTGGCCGTTTTCTGGGTGAAGGTAACGGCAGGGCTGGTGGTCCAGTCATCGTTGACCGCGTGCCATTCGGCGGAGGGCAGGGACAGTTCGCGGTTATAGGTGAGGGCGTTGCCCTGGATCTCGATCCAGGGCAGCAGTTGCAGCAGAGGACTGTCCTTGACGATGGTCTCTATGACGCCCTGGTAGAGGACGTCGTTGGATAATTTTGAAGCCTCGGTTAGCAATGTTGCCATATTGTTTTTCTCCTTTTATCACCTCACCCCTGCCCCTCTCCTCGAGGAGAGGGGAATTGATTATCGAGAAGGGGCTGCGCCCCTTCTTCAACATCTCCCTGCAGGGGCGTTGCTTTAGCTGCGCCCGTTGCGGGCGGACTTTTAAATCCGCCCCCACCTTTACGCAGGGGTGATAATGACTCATTTATTTCTTTTCCAGGCCCTGTTTGATTTTCTCCCTGGGAGAGAGGCCGGAGGTATCGGGGGCGGACCTTTCGGGCGCGCCGGCGGGTATGGTCAGTTCCTTCAGTTCGGCCTCGATCGACGACCTCATCTTTTTGATTAGGCCGTTGACCTTTTTGATGGAGGCGTCTATCTCCTCCACAGAGCTCCCGCTGATCATGTCGTCCGAGTAGAGCGGGCTGCTGCCGACGGCCAGCCTGCGGTAGGCGCTGACCGCGTCGTCCAGGGCGGCCTTCAGCCGGTCGTTTTCCCCGGTCCTTATCTCAAGCGATTTTTTCGCTTCGACGAGGGCGGCCTCCAGTTCGGCAAGCTGCTGTTGGGACGTTGCTTTAGCTGCGCCCGGTTGCGTGCGGACCTGAAGCTCCGCCCCTACAGACGAAGCCATCTCTGACGTACCAGCGGGGGCGTCCCTACCTTCGGGCCCTGTTGTCTGTTTGGCGTTTTCTTCTTTCAAAATATCCTCCTCGTTTAAAGCGTAGCGTCCGTCTCTGCGGCCGTGCTTCTCTCTCTCGCTTTGCCGCCGGCGGGCTGCGCCTTATACACGCTGTTCATCTCCAGTATGCGTCTGCGTTCGGCCATCCACTTTTCGAACTCGGCCTCGGGGTCGCGCACCGACAGGTTATCCATGGCGGTGCGCCTGGAATGGATGCCCGACTGTACCATGATCTGCTCGTTCTGGGCTTCGCGCTCGCGGTCCTGTGGCAGCACCTGTCCCCACAGTATGCGCTGGCTGACGCCGGTGAGGTCCCGGCGGGCGAACTTCTTATGCAGGGCCAGGGCCATCTCGTTGCGCTGCCGGTAGACATTGGTCCTGATCAGACGTTTGCGCCGCACCTTCTGCAATAGAGACTGCAGCTCGACCTCCAGCGCGATGCCTGAGAGGTCGCGTTCGACACCGCCGTAGGAAGCGCGCGGCGATTCCGACAGGTCGTGCATGGTGCGGTAGACCAGGTCGATATAGTCGATATGCAGCCTTATGCCGCCGCCCTGCAGCAGGTCCAGCAGGTAGGCGCGGGCGTCGGGAGGGACGTTCCAGACGGCGCCCGGCGCGACCTGAATATTCTCGGATTGATCGACGCCTTCCAGCACGGCGATGGGGTTGCCCGAGACCTCGAGTATACGGGAAAGCTGGGTGAGCGCGCGGTTAAGCTCCCGCTGCGGCTCGCGCAGTGTGGGGATATCCGAGAGGCCCCAGAACTGCTTGGGCTGGCGCAGGTTGGGGAAGATAATGAAGGGGATGAATCCGTAGGGATTGGGCTTGCGTTCGATAACACGGTCGTCCAGGTAGAGAATAAAATCCCTGGCATCCCAGACCTCCGTTATCGCCACGCTCTTCTTGCTTATCCTTTGGCTGTAAAGGGCGGCCACCTCTTCGGCAGAAAGCTGATAGCGCGAAGCAACCCTGTAGAGGCGTGTGATATCGTCGCCCTGCCACCAGGCGAAGACGCCGTTAACATCCGGGGCCGTGATGCGTACGCGCTTTTCCGCGGCGTCCCAGGTGACCTTGTAGCAACCGTCGCCCAGTATGGCCGTGTCCACTTCGGTGGTATAGTCCAGCTCGGCGCAATTATTCTGCTCATAGACTGCGTAGATGAGTTCCTCCGCCATTTTGGCCATATCGGCCGATTTCCCCTCGCAGGCAAAATTCAACTCATTCATCAAGTAGCTGGTGACCTTGTCCACCGCGATCTTTACATAATTGAAGACCCGCTGGCGGTAGCGCGAGCGCTCCGACCACTGCCCGCCATTGTAAAAGTCCAGGTTCGACCTGTAGGCGCTCAACCGTGCGCGGTCCATCTGGTCCAGGCTTTTGATATCGAATTCCATAGTGATAAATCCAATATGTCATTGCGAACTTAATTTAATCACTTTAAGCAACCTTATCCTCCTCTTCATCTCCCTTTGCACAGTACGCACGCTAACTCCAAAAGCCTGTGCGATAACCCGCACACTGACACCGCTGCGGCGCATCTTTCTGATCGCAAGCGCCCTCAATTTCAAGCTCATCCTTTGCTTGCCCCTCGGAGTTTCCTCCAGGCAGCGAGGGAAAGGGCATTTCAGACACAGAGGATGCAGTTCGCAGCCGGTATCCTTCCAGTTTGAATATTCTCCCGGTAGGATAGGAACATCGCGCATGATATGCGGATAATAGAACACGGGTATATTCGCAAACAATACAAAGATGTCGTTTCTTTGCAGGGGCGTAACTTCAGGTGCGCCCGCGTTTCCCTCATTGTAGGGACGTTGCTTTAGCTGCGCCCGTCTTCGGGCGGGTTTAAAAACCCGCCCCTGCAGCCAAAAATGTCATTGCGCGG